TGCTTCTTGTTTTGTTTCTTCTACAAGTCCTCTACCACCTTGTAATTGAGCGTTAGAAAGAAGTGTTTGAAAGATTTGAAATCCTTGTGCAATAGGATCATCTGCTGCTAACTTACCTGCTAAAAATTGACGTAATTTATTTGGTTGAGTTGGAGCCATCATCATCTTTAAAACAAAAGGTCTTCTTAATGCAGCAGACATAAATTTAAAACCTATACCTGTTCCAAGTAAAGCTAAAAAATTACCACTAAAAAGTAAATTACCAAGTGTAAAACCTAATGCAATTTGTGGAGCAGCCAAGCCACCCTTACCTGCAATAGAAGCATTAGAAACTTTTACCATGTTTTCTGCTAGACCAGTTAAACCATCAGCAGCACCTTTACCAAACATAGAATCAATTGTTTCATCTCCATAGGTTCTTAAAACACCTTGAAGTTTGTTGCCTAATCTACCAGAATTAAAAGCATCAACGAAATCATCTGTTAGTTTAACTACCCCTTGATCATCTACAGTAGCACCAATTTGTTTTAGTATTTTTCCCATGGCGGCATCTCTTGTTAGTTCCATGGTTTCTGGTGCTAAAATTTTATTAGCCTCGTCTATTGTTCCGGGTGTTTTAAAAACAGCGTTTGCAATGACCTCTGGATCATCTGTTGCTCGAAGAGTATTAACTAAAACATTAGATTCTTCTTGTCCTGCTACTTTCAAGGCTTCTTTATAACTATTTAAAGCTTGCCCCAAAGGTCTGTCTAACATTTCATCTAAAACATCAGGAGAAACATTTGCTTTTGTTAAAGATAAAACATCAACAAGATCATCTAAATCTTTTTTATTTCCTGCAAAAAGTCTATCAATAGCTTCTCCTCTACTTCTGATAAGAGAAGCCATCTTAACTCCATCAACAACTTGATTACCTGTTAACTTATCAATAATGATAGATTCATCCCGCATTTGTTCTAAATATTCTTTAGCAATAGCACCTCTAACTTGTTCAGCTACTTGTTTGCCATTAGATCCAAAAACACTTGCTCTTCTTGCAGCGACTTCTTCAATACGTTCTATTGCTTGTTTCATATCTCTAGCTACAGCAGAACTTTTATCTAACTTTGCATAATTTTCTTTTGCTTGTTTTAAATTCATATTACCAAAAGTTCGTAAACTTTCATATTGTTTTAAAATTGCTTCTGCATCTTTTTGATCAATTACTTTAATTAAACCCTGCATATCAGGATCAAGATCCTCCTTTGTAATACCTCTAATAGATTTTAAAAGTTGATCTATAAGTTCTGGTCTATTTTTATCTATAAGTTCTTTGACAACATATTGTTTATTAAAAAAACCATTTTGAGCAGCTTTAATGATACCTCTTGTAGCGATATTATCAAACATCTTCATACCTTTGCCATAAAGATTATTTGTTCTGGTATACACAGAAAAAGCTTCTGATGCTTTTGGATCAGTAGATCTTTGTAATCTATAGGCAGCATCTTCAAAGGCAGAATTTATGGAAGACTTAATTTGTTGCAATTCTGCCATGGTAAGATTGTCTAATAATTCTGGATTACTAGTTGCTTCGTTTATTTGTTTTCGTAATATTTGAGCTTCTGCGAAAGTCATCTCCCCACCACTAGAATCAGGAGTTCTTTTTTGATAGTCTTTAATACTTTTTATTAACCTATTGTTTGGGTTAATACTTACAATGGTTCTATTTAGTATTTCATCTACAGTTTGTCCGATTCCTTTTATAGAAACATATCGTTGGGATGAAGATAAAGTATCATCCACGCTCTTGTATAAATCATCCATAAGTTCACTAAAATTAGCTCTTTGAGCATTTACCAACTTATTGGTTTCAAATAAATCTACTTTTCCTGTATCAAAATTATTAAAAATTTTACTTAATTCTGTATCAATTTCTTTGTTTATTTCTTTTGTAGCGTCAGATAACTTTGTTGCGTTATCTCTGTAATACTTAGTTAAATCTTTAGACACAACACCTTTTAATCCTTGTAAAGTTTTTGTATCTGCTAAATTTAAATCTTTCATATCTTTTAAAATTAAACGAAGATTATTTTCTGCCGCAACTTTATTAGGAAACACTCCTTCATAAACAGCCTGTAATCTATTTAGAATCGGTCTAAAAGATTCATTAGTTCCCCCTGCTATTGTAGGACGAAAACCTTTTTGAAGTAACTCTCTGGCATTAGCTCTTAATTCATCAGCTTCTTTGCCACCTGGACCTTTTAATAACTTACCAAATAATCCAGAAATAGCTCTTCCAACACCCTCACCACCTGCAGCAAAAGCCGCTTCAAATCTAGCATCTCTTTCTATTTCTTCTGGAGTTTGTCTTTGAAAACCCTGTGCCGTTTCAATGGCTTCATCTATTCTTTTCCCACCATATCCTGCGGCGGCTACTGCTAAAAGGGCAGGTATAAAACCTAAACCAGATGTTACAATACCAGTTCCTATGGCGGCAGCAATAGGTATACCAGAGGAACCTGCAAAATCTTTTACATCACTAAAAGATAAACCCTCTTCATCTATGGCTATATCTTTACCCTTACCAAGACCAAGTTTTGTTCTTCCTTTTTGTGTAAGAAGCAATCGTCCAAGGGCATCGGACCTATAACCATCTTTACCTACAACACTATCTAAGTAACCTTCTTTTTCTTCTTTGGTATCCATTCTACCAAATTGAAAACGGGAAAACCCACCAACACTATCTACCCCAGTTGCATAATCTACACCCGGTTCTTTATATGTTCTTATAAGTTCGTCCTCTGATAAGGGTTCTCCAGTAACAGGATCTAGACCTGCTGCCCTACGTTCTCTAGCATATTCTTGTATTTCTTCTATACTAGCTTTACCAATATCAAAAGGTTTTTCCGTTTTTTTAAAAAATTGTTGATCAATGACAGCTAGTTCTTCTTCTGTTGGTTTTTCGCCATCAATTTCTACTTTTATAATACCTTGTGGAGTTTCTACTTTTATAATACCCATTAACGTACTTTCCTGTAAACGCCTTCGTCATCTATTATATAACCAAAAGTAGTTTTTGTTGGATTTAAATCACTAAGTCCTGCTTCTACTAATCTCTTTTGACTTTCTGATAAACCTCCCAGAGCAGAAACATTAGTTCCGGGTTGAAAGAAAGGTGATAAAGTATTTTGTACTGTGTTCATAGTAGAAAAAGCTTTTCTTTGTTCAACTCTCATTTTTTCTGCTGCTCTTTCTAACCTATCTTTCATTATTTTTGGATCTTGTGTAACAAAACTTAAAACTCCTCCATTTAAAGCATTTGGACCAAAAAATGCAGTTATTAAAAATTCAACATCACGATTTGAAATAGAGTTAGCACTTTGAGATTCTCCAAGAGTAACAGGAATAAGATCTTGTAGAGAAGCTTGCATAGCAGCAATTACTTCCTCTCTATCTTTGTAATCCTTACTTAAATCAAGACCAAGAAAGTTTCCTGTTTTATTAATTAAACTTTTAACAGCAGGAGTAATCCCTGTAACTCTACCTTCTGCAACAGTTATCATAGCACCTTCAAGAAGTGCAACACCCACTTCAGATTGTATGGCTATATCTACTGCCTTAGAATATTTTTCTAATTCTGAATTATAATCTGAAATGGGAATTTCTAATTTTTCTAATTTTTTATTAAGAGCTTCTGTAAAAGCTTTGTTTTGTTTAATTAAAGTATCTATTGTAGCATTAGTAAGGACGTTTTTAGGAATTTTTCCTTTTTGTATATCTGATATAGTAACAAAAACAGATTCATTTTCAGAATACTCTTTTCCATTATAAGTTGTTCCACCTTTACCAACAACAAATTCTTTTAAACCTCTTCCTTCTCTTTCTTTTAATCTTTCTTCTGCTCTTTCCTTACTAAGCTCACCTAAACCATATTGAAGAGCAGATAATTTAACTTGTCTATTAAAAGCATCTTTTTCAGATTTATCTTTTATGAGTATATCTGCTCCCAAAGAAAAACCATCGGCAATGTTTTGAATGCCATCTGCACTTTTTCCTGCAGCGATTGCAAAACCAATTTTCATTCTCGCCAAGCCTGGACTAATTCCCTCATATTCAGGTGCTTTATCTGTAAATTCTTTCATTAACTGATCAAGATTACTTCCAGTTGTTGTTTCCACAATATTATTTGTTTGATTTACTATTGCTTCTTTAGTTTCTTTATTTGTTTCTGGTCTACCCTCTGGCGGAACTTTAGGACCAGTGCCTTCTGCAATATCCTCTGAGGTTTCTTCTGGAGAAAGTCTACCCTCTGGTGGAACTTTAGGACCAGTGCCTTCTGCCATCAATCTATTTAATTCTGCAAATTGTTCAGCTGCTTCTTTTTCAGCTACTTCTTGTTGGAATTGTTTACTAACGTCTTCATCTACTTTAGGACCAGTGCCTTGAGCAATATCTTTTGAGGCAAGAGTTGCCCTAGTAATCATATCCTCTGGTTTAACTTTAGGACCAGTAGCTTGAGTAATATTTTCTGGAGTAATTGCTCTGTCTATTTCCATTTGTCTCAATATTTGTTGAACTGTTTCTGGATCACCTTTAGGACCAGTGCCTTGAGAAATTAAATCAAATATTTGTTTTGGAGTAGCTGCAACACTAGTTATAGTATCGGGTTGAAATACATCCATATCTTCTGTGCCATACTCATCCACTAATCTACCTGTATTAGTTGCTATCCCTGCTATATCTTCACCTATCGGAAGAGGAATATCTTCAGCATCATATTGTTTTTGTAAAGTTTTAGAAGGACCATAAAAATAATCATACACTGCACCTATGCCTTTTTTTGCAAGTTGTGAGGGTACTAAGTATTGTAAAAAAGGATACTTCTCAACAAGATTTGCTGCATCTTCTCTTGTAGCAGCAACATCCTCACCAAAAGGAGTAGAAGTATCAGTTTCTCCAGCTAATTCTCGTAATTCATTTGCAAATCTAAGTTTAGGATCTAAATCTTTTGTAGAAAAATCAGTACGGGGCACTGAAGAGGGATTTATTTCTTTAAGAACTTCTTTAGATATTTTATCTATTTCTCTAGATCTATCTATCATAGGTGTACCAGGAGGCTCACTCTGATATCCTTTTAACTGCCCATTATCATATACTGCATACCCTAGCTCACCAGAAGGTAGTTTTACGGGAACCTTTGATATAACAACACTTTTAGTGCTTTTAGATGTAAGTTTAGCTCTTTCATTAGGATCTGTTATACCAGAAAGACTCATACCAATTTTTTCGGTAAAACTACCGGGTCTTACTGTAAGTTGAGGTAATTGAATACTATTAATAGTATCTAACATTTGAACAATAGAACCTACTGATCCGGGTAATTGAACATTTCCACCATTATCAAAACCCTGAACCTCTCCCATGAGTTCTGGTGAGGAAGCCATGATCCCAGAAGGTTGATAAATCCTACCCATTCTTTCTTTCCTAATTTCATTTAAAATGGCAGCATCACGATTAGAAATTGAGTTTGGTTTTTCTGAATCAGAAGGTTGATTAATCATATCCATTATTTGTTTCATAATAGCAGCAACATCCTCACCAAAAGGAGTAGAAGTAATTGAATTTGCCATGATCCCAGCAGCTTGGTTTAAGTTATCTCTTGCAGGTCTTTTCTTGAATAACTTTCTATTTGATACGATCATCCAAAAATTCCTCCACCACCACCACCGAAGTAGCCAGATTGATTAAGTCCTCCAAGACCCATACCTATTCCAAACATCTGTGATGCTCTACTTGCAGGTGGCTGATAAGCCATTCCATAAGTGGCAGAGGTCGAAGGAACACCAGATAAGAAATCAGAATAAAAACCTAATTGTCTGTATGGTTCCATCTGTCTGTTCATAAGATTCTCTCGATAAGCATCAAGTCCTGCTTGATTATAACCTCTTTCCAATCCACCATAACCCGCTAACATTCCTAAGTCTGTTAACTGTGCTCTTTGTTGTGCTTCACCAAGAGAAGCTTGTGAAAGTCCAGATTTGGTTAACCCTGTTCCTAAAGAACCAAGTCCTTGACCTAAAGCACCATATAATCTACCCGCTTGTTGTAATCTTTGTTGTTGTCTTTCAAAAGCATCCATTGAAGCTTTTTGAGCTTGTTGAAAACCTACATTTCTAAGTTGTGCTGCCATTCTTGCTTGTTGATCAGCAGTGTTTCTTCCTAGTTCAGCTTGAGCAACAGCTTGACGGCTACCTCCAAATGCGCCTTGACCCACGGCTCTGGCATCTATCTGACCTTGTTGTTGTTGCTGTTGTCTTAGTAAATCCTGTTCATTCTGTTTAATAACTTGTTCTGTATATGGATTCATATAACTGGAAACAGAAGTTGGATCATATTTAAGCATAGACGCTCCAATGGTAGGAACACCTAATGCAGAAACATCAATTCCTTTGTTCATGGCACTGATTCCTGTGCCAATCGTATCAGAACCTGCTTGCATCATAGGAAGATAAGATTCTATACCAGCGTATGCTCTTTTTATCGCTGCTTTTTCTCCTTCAGATAAATCTGCAAGTTGAATGTCTGGAGGTATAAAAGCATCTGGTCCTCTGCTTTGTTCATATAAACTTTTTGCCCCTGCCAGAATATCTTTTTTAATATCTTCTTCGTAACCGGGTAGCTTTCGTATTGCTATTTGTGTTGATGTAGTCATTTAAGCCATCCTTGAAAATTGTTCTTGCAGAGCATACATTCGTGCCGCTCCTTTGGCACGATCACCGTTACCTAGTCCTTCTACAGCATCTGTCTTCATAACAAACTCTCCATCAGAAAGTTTAGCCTCTTGCACTTTTCTTCCATTTTGAAAAATACCTGCATTAATACTATCAGAAGTAGAGGTCCCTGGTCCTTGGATAAAACCACCTTGATTAGCAGCTACAACAGGTCCATCTAAAGTAGCAGAAGGTCCATAAAAAGTACCTGTCATTGGATCATAAAGAGAGTTTTGTACAAAACCTCTGTAATCGGGGTTTGTTTCTAACATAGAAGGATCAGACATATCAGGAGCTTCTGGTCTATCCTCTCCCAACGCACCTACTGCTCCTGCTAATGTCAAAACACCACTTAATGTTTGTACAGGATTTTTAGCAAAACTTTCAGAAAGTTTATTAAATATATTGCCTCCAGCTGCTAAAACTTGATTACCTTGATTTTGAAGAGCACTAGCAGTACCAGCTTTAGCAGTAGCAAATTTACCTGCAGCCAAACTATCTGGAGGACCATACGCTCCAGACAAAGCCCCTTGTGTCGCTGCATCTTGTATCACTTTCCCCGTTCCACTTAGCTTTTGCGCTGCTGCTTGTCCTGCGGTTGAGTCAAAAATACCACTGAACATATCATTTAAACCAAGAGTTTTTCCTGCAACACTACCTATTACCGCATCTCTAGCTGCTTCACCAATACTCTTTTTACCAGAAAGCAAAGAAGCAATTCCAACAATTGTTCCTACAGGACCTAAAGCTCCAGTTATTGCACCTAAAATTTTCCCAAACATTGCTTTCTCCTTACATTTCACACATCTTAGCAGATGTTAATAAAAAACTCCATAGATTTATGTCGTTGTAATTGTGACAGACCCTACGGCAGTTGTTCCTACGTTTGTTCCTACATGAGGACTATGCGTTTCTGCTATCTTTACATAACCACCATGATTAAAAAGTCCACCTACCTCTAAACCTTGATCATTATTTTGTAAGTTAGTCATGACAAAGGTAGATGCTCTACCTTCACCGGGATTCTGTATTTGATCTAAATATACAGAAAAGTTACGAACTAAAGTATCAAAATATTGTTGTTCATAGTCATTCGGTGGTACTGGAAAAAAGGGTAATACTAAGTTTCTAGACATTACCTCCTCCCATCTGGTCTAATATCTATTCTTGGAGAACCTAATCTCCAACCTATTCCTGTTGTGGTAGACTCAACTCTTAACGCAAAACTTCGTCCTCTTAACCTTACTCTAGCGTCTTGTGTAAATTGCTCTACAGGAACTGTTGCTGATTTGGTTACAGAAGCAGAATCTGTTTGTAAATAATCACCACCGGGTGCATTTCTTGTTTTTAAAGTTAAGGTAGCAGTAGAGCCATCCGCAGAGTTTCTAAAAGTTAAATCAGGAATAATCCTTGTTATAAAACTAAACTGATCACCATCTGCAATATCCATTTGACTCGATTCAATGTGTGCAGAAATAGCAGACACAGGATTTGTACTACCATCATCATCTCCTGTTTCGTGATCATACAAATAGCCATCTGTGCTTGCAGCTATTGGAAGTTCACTCACACCACGATCCATCCATGCTGTTCGGTTCAAAGACCCAACATACCAAATCTTTTGTTGATAATTAAAAATAACATATTTATCTATTTCGGTTGAACCAGAAGAAGGATAAAACCACCATATTTCTGAAAAGCTTGCGTTAGCTGCAGCAAATACTTTTGATGCTTGCTCTTTATTTATATTACCAAATACATGATCTTTGACAGTACATGGTATTTTATTGACAGAACCTGCATAAACATAAAAATCATTAAGGCCCATCCAGAAAACAGCATCTTCAACAGCTATTGAAGCCATTGAACTACGTATAGAAATGTTTTCAGAAATTAAATTAATTCCAAAAGTAAAAGGTGGACCAATAAACTGCATTGTGTACAAGGACGCATCTGTAAAAACTAACACCTGCTGTCTTGTTTCTGTAGCACAAACAATCTCTGAACCAGAACCAAGTCTTAACTCTCCTGCTGTATTTGTAGCTTTTGACTCCCAATCTGTTAAAGATTCTTGACTTGAAAAACGAATAACCAAAGGATCTTGTGTTCCTATGTTGGACTCTGGATCACAACCAAAAGCAATAATATGTCTATCTCTATCTGAAACTAATACTTGAGTCGCTATAGTTGGTGCTTTAGAGGAACCTGCCAAAGTGTTTAATTCAACAGCTCTTGTACTTAAACCATTTGTTTTATCCCAATAATAAATACCTGCATTTCTAACATTGATTAACAGATCTTCACCAAAATTATCATGTGACCACAAACGTAAAACACTTGTTGTAGTAATTGTGGCTCCACTTCCCCAAGTTAATCGACCCCATGTACCTGCACCCCAACCATTACCACCAACTCCTGTATCTAAACCTTTACTAATTTGATACTTTCCTACAACAGAACTACCACCATTACCTGTATCAGAGGAGTTAGCATTTACTTGTGTAGGTGTGTAAGAACCATCTACAGTAACACTACCCAAAGTAGAAACTTCTCTAGCTAAAATAGTATAAGTATTAGTATCAGTTACAGAATTAACTTCGTATTCTTGATTAAGAACATTGGCTGTAATATTACCACCTAAAGTAGCAGCTCCGCTAAATGTAACAAAATCACCTGCAATCGCACCATGACCCGTATCCGTAACTGTAATTGTTGAAGATCCATTAGAAGCAGAAAAAGTCACATCTCCTGCAGCTGTAGTAGATCTTAAAGGTGTAATATCGTAGTAAGCTTCACCTTCTTCAATATAATATTTATCACTAGTTCCTAAACCAACAAATTTTTCTAAGGCTAAAGTTTGCCAAGGATGTAATGCTCTGCAAGTTCCAAGGAACGAGTTACTTCCTTTTTTTGTCCAACCACCTATTTTTTCTGGAAAACCTTGTTTAAATCTTACTTTATCACAATCATTCCACCCACCTTCATTAGAATATGAAGTAGCTTCTTTATTAATACCCGGTCTGAATTGTAACTTTGTTAAAGGCATTTAATGCTTCTTTTTATTTTCTAACTTCTTTGTATTCGTTAATGATTGTTTATCTAATAAAGTGAAACCTCTACGATTAGCAAATATCTCTGGATCTTTTTCCCATTTGTCTGCACAAGCTTCCAACCAACGCATTGTCATTTCATGGGTAGGTGCTTTGCCATTTTTCATTAATTCATTTTCAGTTTGCAAATAGGCAAAAACTTCAGCTTGGGCTTGAGCACCACTAATACCTAAATCAAAAATATAAATCATATTACCTTCATCTATAACTCCACCTCTAGGTCTAGCACTAGTCAAAGCTTGTTTCATAGCTGTCATTATATGATATCTGTTTTCTTCTCTTTCATACATCTCTTCTGTTATTTCATCCACACCTAGATGCTTTAACAAAGAGTTATATTGATTAATAAAAAAGTTAAGCTTTCGTATAGCACCTTGTACAGAGTTTTGTGCATTTACAGAATGTGTTTGTATCTCCAATATTTCTACTTCTAACATTTCTCGTTCTAAATCATCTTGACACTCTAGCAACTCACGCTGTTTCATCTTTAATTCAACAGCTTTTTTCTGCATATTTATTTGTGCTTCTTGTAAAGCATTCTTAGTTTTATCTACTTCAGCCAAAGTATGTTTAATAGAACGTATGGGTGTAATAGCAGTAACATCTAACGTAACACCCATAAATTGAGAATGTGATTTATAGAAATTACTAGATGCCTGTTGAACCATAGGCATATTCTTATCTATGTTCTTCAACATAGTTTTGTACTCTGGCTTTACTTCAGATAAAGCTGTTTGTATGTTTTTTATAACAAGTTCGGTTTTCAAATTATCCACCATTTAATGTTGTTAAATCATTCCATATTATTGTAGCATGAGTTGCAGGTACAAAATCTTCTTCACTACCATCTGATGCAATTTGCTTCCAACCATTACCATCACTTACACTTGTAAGATATGCAGTTAAAGCATCTTTACTTGTAATCTCACCTTCAGAACCAGATATATCGGCTCCATCATCTGCAATACCAAGCATTACATGATCCCTTGGACTTGCTGTGCTATCTTTAACAGGATACATACCTCCTGTTCCTTGAGGTACACCAAATTTAAGAAAAGTTGGTATTGTACCTTCTGCTGTTAATCTATATTTTACTACTTTATAAGCCATATTATCTCCTTTTAATTAAGCTATTCCACCATGAACACTTGAACATCCGGGAAAAGCATACAATGTATTACTTCCACCTTCACTGGGAAGATCTCCAAAGTCAGTACCATTACCTGTTGAAGCTATGGTAATATATTCCATCCCTGCTGTTATTAACACACTTACTCCTCCTGCTATAACACCTCTTGTTGTACTACCACAACAAGCACCATATTGTCTGGCAACAGTTAAATCTCCAAAGTCAGTAGCGTTACCAGTTGATGCTATTGTAATGTATTGTATTACGTTTGATGCACTTCCAGTATTACCACCTGCAAAAACCCCTCTTGTACCAGAAGATATGTTGCCATTTGCTATTTGTCTATTTGTACCAACTAAATCTCCAAAATCTGTTGTATTTCCTGTTGATCCAATTGTAACATACTCTATAATATTAATAGTACCAACAGCATATTGATAACCTCCTCCAATAACGGCTCTTGTTGAGGAAGATACGGATGCCATAGTTGACCCAGAATAAGATGTGTCACCAAAATCAGTAGCGTTACCAGTTGATGCAATAGTGACATAATCAATAACATCTACATAACCTGTACCTGTTGCTACTTGCCCGGGAAAAGTTAATCCTCTTGTACTATTAGAAGTTGCAGTACCTAACCATCTAGCCACACTTAAATCTCCAAAGTCAGTGGTATTACCTGTAGAAGCTATTGTAACATACTCCATCTTATCAATTATGCTACCCCCTTCATCACCACCTACAAAAACCCCTCTTGTGCCAGAAGCCAACGCTGAATTTCCATATCTAGCTGCACTTAAATCTCCAAAGTCAGTGGTATTACTAGTGGTTGTAATAGTTATATAATTTATTGTGTCAGTAACTCCACTACCTGCCGAAGTATAACCACCTGCAAACAATCCTCTTGGCAAAGAGTTACCTACTGTAGGCCAACGATTTGATATATTTAACAAATACTGTTCATCAGAAGTAAAAACAGCATTACCTGAAGTACTTTCATAATTATCAGAAGGAAGAACCTGTGATTCATCTGCTGTTAATAATCCACCTAAGTATCTTGCCATTAACCCAATCCTCCATGACCATTAGAAAAGGGAGTACATTGATATATACCTACTGTTAAATCTCCAAAATCAGTAGCATTACCTGTGCTTGCTATTGTTATGTACTGTATAGTATTTTGAAATGCACTACTAACTAGTCCACCTGCAATAATTCCTCTTGTTGAAGAAGATGTTCCTGTACAAAGTTCAACTGCTACAGCTAAATCTCCAAAATCAGTAGCATTACCTGCACTCGCTATGGTAATATACTGTATTACATTAACTGGCCCTTGTCCTCCTGCAATAATCCCTCTTGTTGAAGAACTTAAATTTGCACTAGATTTTTTACTAGCTAATAAATCACCAAAATCAGTAGCATTACCTGCACTCGCTATAGTTATATACTCTATTGTTTCTCCACCAGAAGTAAGATGACCACCACAAAAACAACCTCTAGTTGGACTTGCTAAACCACCGAGATATTCCATTGAAAGAGTTAAGTCACCAAAATCAGTAGCATCTCCCGTAGATGCTATCGTTATATAATCCATAGTATTAGAACTAGTATTACCTCCACCAAATACGCCTCTAGTGCTACTAGATAATCCTGCTAAAGCATACCTAAAAACTGTTAAATCACCAAAATCTGCATTTGTTCCTGCTGATGGTATAGTAACATATTTAATATCTTCATAACTATAAAGACCATCACCACCACCTGTAATACCTCTAGTTGTACTTGCCACACTTCCATTGTTTCCTAAAGACATTGCATTGGTTAAATCGCCATAATCAGTAGCATTACCTGTTGTTCCAATATTAACAAAATCTATTTGTGTTCTAGTAGAAGCACCACTTGCCCATCCACCTGCAAAATATCCAAAAACAGGAGGAAAGTCCCACCTATCACCTTTAACAGCCACACCCTGTTCTTTTAAACTCCACACTCCAGAAAAAATAGGCATTAAGATAATCCCCCATGATTACTTGAAACAACTCCGTTGTCCATAGGACTAGGAACTTCAGCTAATAAGTCACCAAAATCGGTGGCATTACCTGTAGACGCAATAGTAACATACTGTATAACATCACTATTACCAGTTCCAATAAAACCACCTGCAAATAATCCTCTAATTTTTGAACAGCAGCCACTTAACCCATTATTAACTGTAAGTAAATCACCAAAATCAGAAGCATTTCCTGTGGATGCAATAGTCATGTAGTCTATAGTGTTAGTTCTAGGAAAAGGAGGCGAGGAAGTACCAATGACACCACCTCCAAACAATCCCCTAGTAGAACTACTAAGAGAGCCATGAAGATACCTTTGAGTTGTTAAATCACCAAAGTCAGTAACATTTCCTGTTGACCCTATGGTAACATATTCCATAACATTTACATTACCCCCTACACTACCATCAGTAGTACCACCACCAATTACATATCTAGTTGTATTAGTAACAGCACCCGGATATGCTTTAGCAGCAGAAAGGTCTCCAAAGGTAGATGTATTTCCAGTGCTTGCTATAGTAATATAGTTTATATCAGTTGTGCGATAATAACTACCTGATGTGTATGACACACCACCTGCAAAAATACCTCTGGTGTCATTAGACCCTCCACAGTGGTAATATCTAGCTACCTCACTACCCCAATCACCAAAATCAGTTCCATTTCCCGTGCTTGCTATGGTTATATATTCTATCGTTTCTTGTTCTGGAGCACCATAACCTCCCGCAAAAATACCTCTGGTAGATGAAGAGCAAGATGCGTGGTTATATCTAGCTTCAGTTAGGTCTCCAAAATCTGTTGCGTTTCCTGTTGTTTCTACTGTGACATACTGTATAAAATTACCTGGATCAAGAGCAGATGAGCCACCCCCCCAAATAGCTCTAGTAGGAGGTTGAGGAGAAGCTGAAGTTGCAGCGGATTGAACACTTGTGCCAAAAGCATTAGTTACTTTACCTGTTACAGAATAATCTGTACCATTTGTTAATCCAGTTATGGTTACTGTGCTTGTTGTACTTGAAGCTGTTGTAAGATTACTACCTTCAAGAGCTAAAGCTGTATAGGAACTAATAGCACCACCACCAACATCTGATGGATCCGTTAAAACAACTACTAATTCTGTACTATTTTCTGTAATACTACTTATTGTAGGTGCATCTGGTACTCTTAGTAGGTCAACGCCTCCTAAAAGGCCTCCTTTTGGTCTATTTCTACCCATAAACTAACCTTACGCATCATCTATGACTTCATAAGATACAAACAAGTCTAAATCACTTGCTGCACTTGCTCCACCTTTTAAAACATCACCTTCCATTAAATAAATGGGTGCATCAAGAACCACTAAACTTGCATCAGCAGGTACAGAAATTGTTTTAGCTAAATAAACTGTAGCGTCTGCACCTGTTGTCGTAACACCAGAAGCTCCACTACCCATACCATCTACAAATAAATCAAGTGTAGCTGCATTCGTACCATCTACGTTTGCACAAATGATATTGTTAATTTTTACTATTTTGTCAGCGTCTACAGTTAAAAGCGTAGCAGTAGTCGTAGCAGATAAATTATACCCCGCATTTCCTGCATAAATGCTAGTAACCGAGACAATATTAGGATTTGCCATATTTTATTCTCCTTTATCCAAATACTATCGCCATTGCTATAGCTTTTCCAGTTGTAGCTGCTCCATTTAAAGTAGCAGCTGTGGCAGTTACAAGAGTACCACCTAATTTTAAACCAACACTGCCATTGTGTCCTACAATATCAACATTCTTGGAAGAATCCATTTCTAACATTGTATTTGTACCAATAGCTGTTGTGCCTAGTTTAAACTTATCACTATCGCCATCATCAACACCCATAGTGAATGCTTGTGTGCCACTTAGAGCAAAAGAAACAAAAGGATCTCCATCTGTAGCTGTGTTGTTAACAACGAGTCCAGTAGTAGAACCCGCTCCTCCAAGTGTCAAACTTGTATCAGCCGTATGTGTTAAATTAATGTCACTATCGGCTCCAAAATTTAAAATAGCACCATCTGATTGTAAACTTACATCATCATCTATAAACAAATCTGGTATCGATAAATCAGCAAGTGCATCTGTAACAGCTGCTCCAGATCCTGCTCCATCTAAATAAACAATCTTAGTCTGACCATTTGCTATGGTTACATTGCCCCCAGAACCTTGACTAATAATAATGTTTTGACTTCCACTTGTTGCATTTTCAATAATATGCACTCTCTTCATGGTGTTTGGGGATATTGTAATCGTACAAGCAGAATCAAGCGTTCCTGTATATTTGATGTAGATAGCTCTAGCTTGGTCTGTAGAGCCATCTGCAATAGTGCTTGCATGAGTATCAGCATTAGTAGTTATGGCTTCTGTACCATAACCTAATGCTTCACCTATAAGTTCAAGATTTGTGTTAGTAGCTGTACCCCAAGTACCCGATCTCTCACCTGTTCCTATTTCTTCAAGTCTTAAATTATTAACATATGTACTCATCTTATTATCCTTATGCTGCTATATCTGACCAAACATTACCGGGTGCAGGAATAATTCTATCCCAAACTAGCACATTTCCTACAGATGCGCTAGTAGAAAGTCCTGTTAAGTTAATGATTGTATTTCCTATTCCTGTTGCTGACCCTGTAGAGCTTGTTCCCGCTACTCCTGTAATACTGACCGAAATATTACCTTGACCTGTAGCAGAACCTACCGCAGGAGTTCCTGCTACACCTGTTACACTAATTACTTGATCTGTTTGTGGAGTTACTGAACCTACAGATGTTGTAGAACCAACACCTGTTAAGCTTACATCTATTCCTTGACCTTGTACAATGGTGGTAGAGCCAACAGCAGAGGTAGTTGCTACACCAGTAAGAGAAACATCTATGTGTTGTGGAACAACAACAGATCCTACACCTGCATTACCTGCAACGCCTGTTACACCTAGATTTTGATCTGTTTCAACAGTAACACTTCCTACAGCAGATGTACCAACAAGACCAGTTGCATTTACTATTTGTGCTGTTTCAGCTAAAGCATTACCTACTGCACTTGTACCTGCAACACCTGTTAAGAAAACAGCAGTATTAGGAATAGTTACACTACCTACTGCACTTGTACCTGCAACACCTGTTACACTAACAGATTTACTAATAGAGATAGATACACTACCAACACTAGTAGTGCCAACAACACCTGTAACCTCGATTGGAATTGCTGAATTCCAAGCACCTTGGTTCCAAGTTCCTCTACCCCAACCTGTTACACTTGCCAAGGAAAAACTCCTTTATGCAATTCTGATTATAGCGTTACTCGCATCAGCAGTTGGAAACACGATCTGAAAATCACCAGAACTTGATGATTTGTCTGCACCAAAATCTAAAACTAAAACAGCGTCTGTGGTGCTTGATCCACCGGCTGTTTGTGAGTTATAGATAATAGCTCCTCTTGCTGTTATAGTTGATGAACCATAAGTTTTGTCTGAAAAATCAGTTAAAGCTGTAGTAGAGGAAGAAGTAGGTGTAACATTTGTTAATGTTCCTCCACCTGCTGAATAATCTCCAGAGTTTCCTACTTCATTATTAGCAGAATAGTCCGTAACTGAAGCATTCATTGTAGATCCACTTCCACCAAAACTTCCTTGTGTTGGTTCTGCACTATTTGTAAAAAGTGCAAGCTTAAATTGATCTTGTCCATTTGTAAAATCGTGTTTGCCTTGAAGGAGTTCTACCTTAAAAGACGTACACATAAAGTTTCCACTAAAAGCCATGTTATAATCTCCTTATTAGTTCGGCCAATTTTGGATGTCCTGCATCCTTAATTGCATTATACACTGTTGTTCTATCACTGTTAATAGCTTCTTTCATGTAATATGCAATTACTTTTTCAATATCTTTTGCGTAGGCAAGAGCTTGATCTCTCAATACAGGGTCTACGTTTGTAGATACAGAAATAATTCTTTTTACACAGTTTTCTGCAACCTCTTCAGGAGTAAAACCTCTATTATTAGTTGTTCTTACACCAACTATAGGTTTATCTTTTGGTAAATCCATCTTTAAACTAATCATTGTTTAGGCCTTATTACCTTTCCCGTTCTAAATTCATCTGTTACTTCTTTAGCTTCACCTAACATCTTAATTCCAAGCAATGCCTCTTGGAATTTTTGATTATACATAGCCATAACGTCTTGTTCACCTTTCATAAAAGTATACGCTTCTACCAAAGAACCATATAATAAAGCTATTTCAGCATTAATACTAAGCCACGTAGTACCAGAATCCGACCCTTCTGTTAAACTTTGTGGTCTATAGTAGTAATGTAATTCTCCTGTATATGAAGCATTTGGAGTAGGTGCTATTAAAAAATTTTCAATATCAAAAATACTATAATACTTAGGAACTCCTTCTGTAGCACTATTTGGTGTATACGTTTGTAAAAAACTAGGATCTTTAAAATCAACAAAAACTTTTTTTTCATCAGTTGACCTAAAACTTAAAGAAAAAGGAGCCAAAAAATCAGAAGGACAAGCAAAATACTGACTTCCTTGTGTTATAGTAGCAATAGCATTTTTTCTAAATAAACTTAATTGTACATTTTTTAAAATTCTTTCTTCCGCTAGTCTTATAAATACAGGTAAATTAGTTACAAAAGTAGTTTCATTATTCTCTGTATAATCTTGTATAGCAGTTTTAAGTTGTAAATAAGTAAAGCTCATGGTGTGTTTGCTTGACCTCCCATGCCACTATGGTTTGAACAATAGTAATACAACGTAGGTGCTCCACCTGCAACTGTTATTTGTGTAGTATAAGCAGAATCATCTTTTACAACACCCGTTGTGTACTCGCTACCACTATTATGTGTTCCATCTGATGTAGTAGAAAATCTAAATGGATGCGAAGTAACAGCCGACCAATCAAACAAATAAATACTACCTTCAGATAAACTTAACGTAGGTTGTCTTACTCCATCTATGTAATAACGATTCCCGCCACCATAACTTGCTACTGTTACAGTGTATCGTGTAACATTTGAACTTACTGTTACAGAACCCACCGCAGAGGTTGAAGAAACACCTGTAACTGAAGAGGATACATCATCTTCGTTTACAGAAATAGAACCTACGCCAGAAGTAGCACCCACTCCAGATAAATTAATTGCATCTGGATTACTAGAAGGATTAATTGTTACAGAACCTACTTGACCTAAAGCTTCTGTGTTACTTTTGGGAAAATAAGGTTGAGTCGGACTACCAACAGGATTATATCCATATGTAACATTTCTTTCAGCTTCTAAGTTTGTTTCTGGTCTTGCGTTTCTTAAAGCTTGTGGATCAACAATTCTTCTCTTTGGAAATAATTGAGGATGTTTTGGTTCAAACTCATCTGGTCCTACTAAAAGACCATTCCATTCTTTTTTCATATCTTTTAGTCTGTATCTAAACCCAGATCTATCTGATATACCAAACGCTTTATTTCCTGACGCAAATCTACCCAACTCTATAAAATCCCAAATCTGGACTAATTGTAGTAGACGATCTATCTCTATCTTCTACCGCCGCTCTTTGAAATTCCTCCTCATATACTGATTTTAACAACTGAACTCTTTCTGGTGCTCTTTTAATAGAAATATAATAAGCTAAACCTGCAGCCAAACAAGGATAAAACCTAAAAGGTATTTCTATTGTATTTACCAAATCATCTGCATCATTCATTCTTGTCAAAGCGTCATAGTAAATTACATCTGTACTATTTTCTGGAACAGGCCAAAGTTTTAGATTTGGTGTAATTTGTCTATCTAGAAAAAATTGTGTAGGTCTTCCTGTTGTTGTTTTATTTGGAATAGATAAGTAAGCATCTCTATTTATTCTATCTACAGAAAAATAAGTGCTACCTCTTAAAACAGATAAAGAAAGAATATCTATAATATCTGTAGAAAGACTATATTCTGATGTTCCAGAAGTGACAGTTTGTGTTCTCTGCACAATTGTCCATTGATTTAAACCTCTATTTGCCCAATCCAACAACATTAAATTTAAAGATCTTTTTGCAGTTTTAAGATCATATCCTGTTCTTACTTCTAAACCACAACGCTCAAAAGCTTCTTCAATGTATTCAGTTACGTCAAGTTCAAAATCTGTGCTTGCAGAAAGAGCCATTTTATTCTTCCAATTTTGATATTTTTACATTTGACCTTTTAACAAAATCTTCCCAAAGCGGTCTAATCATTTCATGATTAGCATTTACTTGAATAGCCATTACCTCTGTTCTTTTGTCAACAGATATTAAAGTAGCAACTATCCAAGCAATTGCCCCAAAACTACAAGAAACCGATAAACCTATTATGATTTCTCTGGTCATTATCCAAAAAATCCTGTAATAGAATCAATGTTTGTCAATGTTACATGACACTCATCATCAAAAATTATTCCATGATCAGGAATAGTTATTTGATTATCATCTGAAGTATGAAATACCATCGACAACAATGTACTACCACCACTTCCATTTTTAAACACAACAGCAGGAGAACCACTGCTAGATGTTTTAACATAGAAAGCTTTTAGCCTTGTTCTACCAGCTTGAAGTGTTCCTGTGGAAGTTGCTGTTTTAGTAAATATTGAAGCAGCCATAATCTACTCCTTTACTATGCAGTTGGTGAATCAGAAGATATACCAAAGAATTTTAATGATAATTCTCCACCAGCACCGGCGTTTCCAGATATAACAACCTCTACCTCATCAGCCGTTTCAGTAGCAGCAGTTGTTGCACCACCAGACATACCTAATACACCATTACAAGGAAAAAATCCTTTGAAACCTGCTGAATTAATAGCTTCTGATATACCATCAACAAAGCCATCAGTATCAGCATCTGTTCCTATATCAACTAAGTTAACTGCATTTGCTGCAGCACTTGTAACTGTAATAGCCACACCCATTGGTATAAAGTTAGAAGGAATTCCAATAGAAGCTTCTTTATGACTTGTCCCTGTTGTTGCAATTGTAATTGTTGCAGTATAAGTAGATAAAGTCATTTCATTGGTTAAAGCTCCAGTAGTGGAGTTTTTAATGATATTTTTAAATCCATTTTCAGACCTAACTGGTCCACTAAAAGTTGTATTAGCCATTTTATATCTCCTGTCTTGGCAAATGTCAGCTTTCGCTGTCAGTGATATTTAATCTTACACTATTTTTTTAAAAAAAGAAAGGGGCGAATAAACGCCCCTTAGTTATTTAGGAGGATGTGCGATTACGCACCGGGTGAACCAAAAACACATCTTGGATCTGAAAAACCAAAAGAATATCTTTCTCTGGCTTTATACCTCATGTTTCCAGTATCAAAATCTGCCTCCATTTGAGTAGCTAATGGTACTCTTTCAAAATGTAGAAACCCTCTTGGAGCATCTGTCATAATGAAGAAAGCATCTGAATCTGTTAAAAAGTCATTAACAGCATAGCCATCTGGAAGCATACCCATAGATCTAATCGCATTTGTATCGTTGTCAGCAGTACCTACTCTTAGGTTAGATACCATTAATCTTTCAGCGACAAATTGCAATTGTCTTGGTATTATTAGTTTAGTACCTCTAAGAGCTACTTTTAAACCACGCTCATCTACAAAGCCAGCAATACTAATAAGAGCGTCTTCAAGAGAAGTTTCGTTCAAATCAGCAGCAGTGCTTGGCTCATTTGCAAATGTGCTTCCATTTGTTAATGGATGGTTTGTAGCACATAAAGCTACGCCATCACCACCAGCAGTAGCACCAGCAGTAAAAGCATTGTTAAGCACAGCAGCAGCTTTAACCTGCTTTGTATGTGCCATAGATCTAGCAAGAGCACGGGTGTATCTAGAGGATAATCTATCATATAAATTATCTTCTACTGCTTCTTCAGTAATAGAAAAAGCTAGTGCGATAGTTTCGTGGTTGTATCTTGCGGTGAAAGCTTCAGTAGCATCATCAAAAGTAATTGAGGATCCTTCTGATTTAGTTGGAGCCGCCCCAAACCCGCTCAACATTACTTCTTCTTCAAAAGAACGATCTGATGATTCAGTAGTAAATATCTCTGCGTGTTGGTTCTCGTACCTGTCATACTCCATGCCGAAAAGGGCATTAAGACCAGGTTCTAGCTCCTTGGCGAGTTGTGCTCTGGATATAGCCATGTCTTAACCTCCTTATACGCCAGTGGTTGAAACTGTTCCACCAGCAATCGCACCATTTGGTGAATTGAAGTGGTTATTCAACCTAACAATTACAGGAATACCAGCTGCCGTAAAATCAGCGTTTTCTGGGTCTTCTTGCCAACCCATAATACGTAGATTCAACGTATTCGTAGTAGCAATAGTGCTAACTGCTAAAGCAGCTGAAGACATTCCAGTTGTTGTTGAACCAGATGTTCCAGATGAAAAATTAGCATTAGCAAAAACATGACCACGAAGCGTTGCTTCACTGGTTAACGAAGCGTCTGATGATATTACAAATAATTGCATAGGATCATCATACACGATAGCCTTTACTGGATGATTTGAATCTGCTCCAGATCCAGGCCAATGATTTGAAAATGTAAGTTCACCAGTTACAGATGAGACAAATTCACAACCATAAAATACACCTACTAGACCTACTGTACCACCTGCTGCTGCACCGACTATATCAATAAAGCCTGTGCTTAGAGGTATTACAGGAGAGCCTTGATAGATGACATTTGTGTTGCCATTAGCAATCTCATATTTTGTGTACCCAGATGAACCTGTAGAATTAGAACCAGACCCCATTTTCGCTATAGGTCTAAGTCCGAAAGCACCACTAGCATTTGCCATTGGATAACTCCTTTTCTTCTATGGTTTACATTTATTCGGAGTCACGTCCTCGTCCTCCGAAAGTTACACGACTTTGCCTACTATTTTCAATAGGCATTGAAGGATGCTGTTCCTTCATTAAGTCCTGGTCAACAGCTTTCATCTGGTCACGGGTACGATCCCGGTAGTATGCGTTTCTTTCCTCTGCTGTTTCGTCAGGTATTCTTGCAAGCATTAGGCCACCTGTTCCAATCACCCCTGCGTGTTTACCATCTTCAATGGTAGCATAGTCATGATTTGGATACTCATCAGATCTAACGGGTTCCCAACCTTCACGCAATTTTGCATGAACATTCATGTTATCGTCATCTCCTCTTAGTTGAGTTCTTATCCATCTATGTCTATACCCATCTTTAGGTGCAGGAGCATCTAATCGATTGGGTGGTGTCCAAGGTTTTCTTCTAGAGGTTTTTTCTCTAGTTTGTGTTGACCTATCTGTTCTATCTGCCATGTTCCTCAATCCTTTACATATTTGGCGTATTCTTCAAGAGGAACACCAAGCTTTTTTGCTATCGCAATCTGCGAAGGAGATAGCTTGACGGTCCTGCGCCCTGATTTATTTGTGCGGGATGCAGAAGTATCAGCAGAAGCGACTCTGGTACTTCCCCCGTTTTTCCGAGCCGAGTTAAATTTGTGTGGAAACTCAGTACGAATTCTCGAATCAACCTCATTATAGTACTCATCGCTCTGCGGGTCAAATCCTTCTTCTTCGACTAATTTACGATGAATGCCAAAGGCTGCATATGTCATAACCTCATCTTGCCCAAACCATTCATTTTTTTCTGCCCATTTTTCTGCTTTTGGATCTGGTTTTTGAGCCTGTGGTTGTGGTTGTGGTTGTGGTTGTGGTTGTGGTTGAGCCTGTGGTTGCTCAACTTGAACTTTATTTTGTTCTTGTCTTTGTTTAGCTAATCGATATCTTTCCTGTTCTATCGATATCTTTGATAAAGCTTCTTGTGCTTTAAACATTTTCTCTACATCACCTGCTTCATGTGCTTCTTTGTAGAGTTGTTTTGCACTTGATAATTGAGATTCTAATCTAGTGCCATATTCATTTAAATAACCAGTATCTAAATTATTTAATCTATGCTTTAGCTGATCATTTTCATTTTTTACTGTTTCTGCAAATCGAAGAGCTTCGTCTTTATTTCTTTCTTCTGTTCTATACTTTTCTGTAAGAGTTTTTATACGTTTTTGAACTCTTTTACTATAGTCATCTAACTCTTCTTCAGATTCTTTCTTCTCTTCTGAAACCACCACTTCAGTTTCAGTGGAAGAATTATCTGTTGTATTCCCATCCATCTTACTAGGGCTTTCCAACTTGACTTCAACTTCTTGACCCTCTTCTTCTTTTTCTATAGTTTCTACTTTTTCTTCTGCCATTTTTTACCTCAAACGTGCTTAATATCATCTGGTTCAAGAATAGTAGCGATCACTTCATCATCATTTAAGATGCGAACTTCTCCACCCTCTATTCTAAATCTAGATCCTGCATATCTACCTATACAGACCCACTCACCCTCTTTACACCAAGGTTTTGGATTATCTCCAAACTTATTTGGATCTTGATAAGCTAGTGGACCAATTTTCAACACATAAGCAACAACAGTAGCTAAAGCTTCTCTTTCTCTAATGTGATCTGGTATATGCAATCCTTTTTCAGTAGTAGCCTTTCCTTGATAAGGCATAACTAATAATCTCCAACCTGTAGGTTGAGGAAGTCTTTCAAGTAAAGGTTTTTCTAATAAAGTGGGATCTAAAACTTTGTTATTAGGATCTATGTAAGCATTGTTTAAGTCGGAGGACTTAGCCTTTTCTTCTTTTACTTTTTGCGCTACATGATCAGGAACGTAAAGTGTCTTCGTCATAGTCAGCGTTTCTCTCCAGCAAGGACTTGATTTCTTCTTTAGCAAAAGAGAGTCCTTGTGCCTCTCCTACTAATTGGCGATACTGCTCATGATTTTGTACGCCACCACTAATTAACAACGTAGAAATGTCTTCTTCACGTTGTTCTATCTTCTTATATAATGCTTTTGAAAAAATTACAACATCCATTTTAACAATTCCAAGCTCTTAATGACTTATTTATTCTGCTATTTGGATCTCTTCTTGTTTTTGCACTAGTTAATTTCTTTTTCATACCCTTCATTCTCGCACAAAAAGACTTTCTTCTTGCTGCGTCTTTTTTCGTTTTTGGCTTGGGAGCGGGTGGTTTTAAATTACCACCAGTAGCTCTATTATAAGAAGCTCTACCCTTGGCGTTTAATCCACCTTTAGGGTTTTTACCTTCTTTTCTTGTCCAAGCAGGACTTTTCTTTTTTCTAGGCATTTATCCTATATGCGGTTTTTGATTTGTTTTAACCATAACCGCTCCTCCATTTTTAAAACCTGTATTAGAATAACCCATTTTTTTAACAACATCAGGTCTTTCTTTAGCAAGTTTTTTAAGTCCAGGGTTATCGTCTGGTATTTTCTTCATGATTCATTCTCCTCTTCTGCGTATAGATTATCAAAAGTTATTCTTGGGTCAAGATAACTATTATGGATTTCTGCAGCATGAAGGTGTTGACTAGGTTTAAAATCGGGAGCACCTTCTCCTGTTTCCCATAAAGCAGGACTTGTCGCTCTAACTCTATTGTTAGGTAAAGCTACAATATTTCCTGTCCACTCTCCTGCATCTGTTAACTGCAACACATGACTTTGCTTGTGTTGTGCAGGATCATCTGCGATATGACTTTCTGTGTAATCCACAGTAAAAAGATACTTACCTTGATAAAATTCACCATCAATTTTACACAACCAAGGAGAAGAACTCACTCTTTCCATATTAATAACAGAGTGATTGTGTGAACTACAATCCCAAGGTTGAACTAAATGTGTTTCCATCATAATAGGCCATTCTTCTAAAGGAATGTCGGCAACTAAAGCAGTAATTGGCATTCTTGCCCACATGGCTCCCCCATGTATTGTATCTTCTGGTTCACCATCTGGTTCGCATCCTGTAAAAACAATCTGAAAACTTAAACATCTATCTGGTATTGTATTTACTGCAATAGCTAAACCATGAAGAAACTCTCCATGATATCTTTGGTGATTACACGTAAACTCTTTTCGCACCCAACACTTAAAGTGTGGAATGTTGCTTATTAAATAGGACATTAAGCTTTAGATACTTTATATCCCATTTTTCTAGCCATAGCTCTAAGTTGTGCTATTGTCATTTTTTTAGCACCACCTGCTTTTCCACCTTTGGTCATAACCTTACCACCATTACGATAGCCTTTGGTCATAACCTTACCACCATTACGATAGCCTTTGGTCATAACCTTACCACCATTTTTCATACCTTTAGTTTTCATTCTTCCCATCATGATTTTTTTCTCCTTTTTACTGATTTTACTCTTCTGGGTTTTCCTGCTGGCTGTCCAAGCCTGTTTTTTTGTCTAATCCTACTTCTTTTTTCTGAGGCTGTAAGTTCTGAGGCTGTTTTGGGAGTTTTAGAACTGATTCTCTTAGAGGGGCGACAATATGGAGTACCCCGTTTTTCACCCTTGCTACGGCCACACGCCTTCCCCGTTTTGACATCTTTCCAATCTTCCTTAAACCAACGCTTTAAAGCTAATCCTTCTTTTGTTTTTCTTACGGCCATTTTTTATCCAGCTTTTTTACTTTTATGTTTTTTTCTCAATGATTCCTTCGCTCTTTTTGCGATTAATGCTTGTTCTTTTTTCCCAGATACTTTGGCTCTTTGCTCCATGACAGTAAGGATTTGAATTTTCCTAGCGTATGGTTTCTTAATGTTTTTAACTTTTCTAGCAGTTTCCCTAGCATCTGCAACGGTAGCATACTTAATTGATACAGTATCTTTAGGATTTTCATCGGTATATAATCTCCTTTTACTTCCTTTTGGTTTTTTGCCCGTACCTACTTTTGGATCTTTTGACATTTAAAAAATTCTCGTTGCTTTCCTTTTATTTTCTTGTACCTCTCCACAACCTGCCGCAACAAAAGCACCATTTTTAAATTTTTGCACAGGTAATCTTTTTGGATTATCTATAGCAGATATAATACCACCCTCTGCCTTTTTCACTGTTTTCTTTTTTTTCTTTTTTTTGCCACCAGTACCGTAGTTAGCCGCTCCTACCTTTCGGCATTTAGCTATTGCACCACTAGCGTAAGCGGAAGGAAAAACTCTATATCTAGCTTTTACTTTATGATAACAAGCGTCTTTAGGCATTATTTCTTCCCTTTCGTATCAGTTTTATTGTACTTGTCTACGCTGCGTAATGTTGCGATTCCTAACATCCCAGTTAAAATAGGCATCATCACACTCATATCAGCTTGAGGAACGTCTATTCCGAATCCTTGGCAAATTGGACTAATTAAATAATTTACCATTAAAGAAATTGCTCCAACCCATCCAATCATGGGTCGCCAAGACGATTGAAACCAATTTCCTTGTGCATCAGCTTTCAGAACCTCTAATTGAGCCATAATTACTTCATGACTTTGTTTTTCAGCCATTGTAGCTATTTCATGAGATAATTTTCTTCTAAGATCTTGGTCTGGAATAACCTTATCAAGAATATCACCTACAGGTTTAATTAAATTACTTAACAAACTCATCTTTTACCTTTTTTAGAGTGTTTTTTATTATACCTTGTTCTTTGATCTTTTTCAATCTTACTTAAAGCTTTAGCTTGTCTTGCATGAGTTTTTGAAGCTTTTTTTAATCCGCCAATAACTTTTTTCAAAGGTTTTGTGTAATGTGGCATTATTCAAACATTTCCCTAATCTTTGTTGCACTATCTTTTTTAATTCTTTTTTTATTTCTATCATATATTTTTTTAGATTCAACTATTTGTGGAGATTTTCTTTGTTGTAACATTTCTCTTGCAACAGGGTTTATTCTGTTAATTTTAGTAATTTTCATTTTGCTTGCACCGATAAATCATTACTTCTTTTACTATAAGCAGTGGCTCCCATAAAAACAGATACAACAGCCGCTTGACTAACAAAAAAAGTATTTAAAAAACCACTAAACATATTTATTCTCTCAGCTTCTATAAAAGGAGTCATTAAAATGCCAACAAAAATAACCATAGAACCCATAGCTACCCAAGCCATTAATCGTTGTTGATCTTGCATTTTATCTAAATTATTATGAATTTCTCTTTTGTGCTCTAACTCTTCCATTTTTTGAGCCATAGAAATCTCATTATCTGTGATTTCACCATCATTATCAATGTCTACATAATCCCAAGCACTTCCCTTTTGTAATTTTTTCTGTGTCATCTGTAAAAATTCCATCCCGGTTGAATAAACAAAGTTTCTACCCATGCTAACAAAATGATGGCTAAAAGTATAGCTAATTTTACAATTCCATGTCTATCTTTCATTATAAAAAATGCCACAGAATATAAACTGCACCCAATGCTGCTCCAAGAGCAACCAACACAATAAAACCTATGGATAACATTTCAATTAGTTCTTCTTGTTGTTGTTTTTTAATCCGCATTCTTTCTTTTTCAGCTTCTTTTAACTCATCTATACGTTTTTTTCTTTCTGCTAAAATACCTGCCCAAGTTCCATGTCCAAATCTTTGATCTACTAAAACAGATACATTATATAATTCTTCTGCAGCTAACTTAGCGTCTAAAACTTCAGTAGCCACGCTTGAAATACTTAATCTATTTTTGTTAAATCTTTTCTTTTGAACTTCTTTTTCTGCATCAAGAAGATTATCTATATGACCTGCTATTTCAGAAATATCTTTACAAGTGTCAATATTCGATTTTATGAAGTCCACACTAGACTTCACCAATGCAATACCAGCAACGATTTCCCCAAAAACCATTTTACTTCCAAAAAGATTAGCGTTTTAAGAAAGGCGTGGATTACCCACGTTTTTGCATAGCTTCTCTCTGAACGGCTATGCGTTCTCTATTCACATCCGATCTCTCTTCCGCTATGTCTTCTTGGAGTTCGATCCTAGCAGCATCTGCTACAGCTTGTTGCTGAATTCTGGCACGTTCTATGTCCATTCGCTCTTGGTCACTTACAGCTCTTCTTTGAGCTTCAGCGGCTTTTATTTGTAATTCTTGCTTCCTTATTTCAACAAGAGGATCTTGTTGACCTTGAGGAGGAGAAATACTAGCCATAAGTTCTTGAATAAGTTGTGCTTGTAATTGTGCAACTCTGTTTTCAATTTGCTCTGGAGTGAGCATTTGTGCTTGTTGAATTTGCTGTTGAGCCATCATAGGATCCATAGCTCCAGTTTGTGCAAGCATTTGTGCTTGTTGAGCTTGCATCTGTAACTCTTGCATTTCTGTTTGAACAATCATTCTAGCTTTAAAAGAGAGATGTTCAAAAATATGAGAATAAAATATACTCAATGCAGGAGGAGATGTTTGAACAAGAGTAGATTGCATAAGAGCTACGTGAGAAGCTATATGCGAATCATGATCTTGTTCGGGGAAAGCTTGAACTTTTTTGTTTTGTAAAATCATAGCATTTTCAATACTAGGATCTGTTGGTTGTGGTTGTGGCTCTGGTGGTAGTATTTGTTCAATGTTTTGTACTTCCAAAGCTTGATACATTCTCTGGTACGCCGCATGAAGATTGTGCATTTGCGGATTAGATTGAGCGAGTTGAAGTTGAGTTTGAGCTAGAGTGACTCGCTGCGCCATGGAGAAAATATTAGGGTCAGAAACAGGCAAAATATCGACCCTACCATCAAAATCCTGCATTTTTACTTCAGCAGACGCACCAGATACCTCGTAAGGATAAATAGGAGGGAGATTTTCTGAAAATATCCTTGCGAGTAACCTAAATTCTGTTTTTTGAGAGTAATGAAGTCTTTTATGTATAGCAGACATGACTTTCATGCCACGCTCAAGCAACGCAACTGTTGTTCCAACAGGCATTTCTTGACTCATATTACTAATTTGTTGATCTGCAATCGAAACAAATCGTCTACCACCCTCAATTAAGGATCCTAACAACTGTGCAAGTGTTCCAGATGGTTCTTTAAAAGGTAATGGTATAATAGAATCTCTAATACTACCGCCGGGAGCGTCAATATCCCTAAATTCACCCGGTGAAAGCGGTTCATCATCATTTCTTATGCGAATTCCTCTTGCTTTAAAGCCAGATGGAAGATTTGCAAGCGTTCCTGCATCAATTAATTGTCTTAAAATACTTGTTGCTGCTCTTCCTAGCCCACCAATCATGTGAATAAGGCCAAATCCATAAAAACCTAGACCGGGTAAGAACTTATAGTGAACAAAATACTGTCTTTTTCTCTTTGTTGGGTCATTTTGATCATAATTTCTAATAATTGATAGTATTTTACCAGAACCATGATCAATTGTTACAATATAAGGTAGTTTTATACCTGTCGGCTCTCCATCTTGCCCTATATCCTCAAAACCTTCTATGTCTAAATCAGCATGAATCTCTAAAATAGAATAGGAATCATCTGAATATCCTTTAGAAATACCTTCTAACTCATCAATTTTATCTTTTATTGGGTCTTCTTCCCCTTCAGAAGAAGAAATGTCCTCATCTTTGAATATTCCTGCTACTTGTAGCTTTCTAACTTCATTTTCATCCATGCGTAAAACATGAGTTACTCTTGGAGAGGTAGCTAAATCAGTAGCAGAATAAGGAATAATTAAGTCTTCAGAAGGAACAAATTTGGAAACAGCTCTGTTTTTTGTTGTATCAAAGTATACTTTTTTAAAAGTAGATCCAGATAAAGGTAAATAAAACAACATTTGATCAGTATCGGGGTCAAACTCCTCCATAACTTCAGTAATCTGATAGTTCATGAATTCTTTGACTCTAGTAGCTTGACTTTGCTTTTCTGTTGTTTCAACGCCTAAAACTTTAGTGCGAACTGGACCACCCGCAGGTAGCATTTCTTTATACGCTTGTGCTTGAAACTGTGTTACTGATTCTGAAATTAAAGGATGCGTTACACCAGAAGCACCTTGAAAAGGTTCTGTTCTCTCTTGATACTGTATTCCAAGTAAATCTAAACCTTTTGTGTAAGCTTCTCGCCACTCGGAACTTGATTCTAGGTCTTCTTCATACTTTCCTCGTAAATCTGAAGATATCTCCCCCAGAATAGAGTCACTTAAAACTTCAGCTAAATTGGCATCATGATTATATTCTTCTGTAGCTACTTCTACTGATTCTCCTAACATCCCCTGCAAAGCTTGAACAATGGCTCCACCTTGACCATCATCAATAACTTCTGCGCCACCTTCAAATTCTTCAACTTGAGGAACTTCTATTTCTACCTCTGGTGCAGTTTCTTCGGCCGCGCCACCTTGCATAAATCCAGAATCAATATTTACCATAATTATTCCTTTCTTTACGTAGCTCTAGGAAGCATTTGTGCCAAACTGCTTATTCCACCTGGGGAGTTAATACCAAATATATTTTGTAATTTTTGTAGTTCATTTTGTTTTCTAACAAGTTCCTCTCCACCCGGAATCATAGGAAAAGCACTGGGTATAGCAGGTGCAATATCAGGTATAGCAGGTCTAAAAGTCATTACGGATTGTCCAAAATCATCTTTACTCCCCACATACCTACCTTGGGGTTCAAGAGGTCGTATCTGAGGTCGTGTCTGAGGTGAAAACATAGAAAGAAATCTATTCCTATTTTGTGCTTGAATAGGTCTAGCAACTTGCATACCCATTGGCTGATTCATTTCTAATTCTGGAAAGCTTTCTGAAACTAGTTGTTCTACCTTTTGACCAAAATCATTCAATTGAGTGTTTGTAGATTGATTTATCTGTGAACCTATGCCCATCAGTAAAGGTTGAATAAGACTAGCTATTCCCCTGCCACCAGTATTAAAAGGATTAAACATCATTAGTATACACCAGAGAACTTCGTGCCACGAACAAAACCACCATTAGAAAATTTTCTAACACCAAAAGTTTTTGCTTTATAAGCATCTTTTCCATATTCTTCAGTTAGATCAGCATCTTTGTAAAATTGTTTATTAACTTCCTCTATTTCTTTTGTTTCTTGTTCTTTGCCGCTTCTTCCTCTATCTTTATACTTTTCTCTTATTCTTTCTTCAGCATCTATAGTGGCTTTAGCAGCTCTTTGAAAAGGAACAGTTTTAGGGCCATATTTACCATATCTTGTTTCTCTTTTCATTTCATAATCATAATCTCGTTCTTTTTTAGTTTTTGACATCAATAATACTCCTTAGTATACACCAGAGAACTTCTTACCATAGACAAGTCCACCTTGAGAAAAACCTCTAACTTTTCTTTCTTTGCTTTCAGAGTCAAACCCAGAGAACTTTTTCCTTGGATTTCTATCTAAAAAACCAAAAGATTTAGCAAACGTAGCAGGAGCTTCAATATTTATTTCCCTTGTTTTTTTTACTTTAGGAATGTCTTCTGGATTAATATTTTTAATATCTTTAACTTTTTCCTGCGAAGCTTTAAAAGTTAAACCCTGACCCCTCTTTTTTACAGAGGCTTTAGTTTCTGGAGTTTTCTTTGTTTTAGTTTTTGTGTCAAGACCTCTTTCTTTATCTGCATCAGACATTTGTTTTTTTATAACTTTATCAGTTAACGTCATTCTTGTACCAGTTATACCCGGATCTCTTTTTACATTTACAATTTCATCAGCTTTTCTTGTAGCTTTAAAATAAGGATCAAAAGTTTCTGCACCACTTGTTGCCTTTACTAATTTACCAGATTTTTTTGCCTCACCCGGTCTGTCAGCTTTTTTCATACCTTTTCTAACATCACCAGATTCAATAAGGTTCATAGTCCTTTTAAATTCTTCTGTTTCTGTAACCATCAGTAATACTCCCTTTTTCTTGGATACCAGTTTTCATCTCTTTCGTCTTCACCTTCTAAATTGACAAAGCCACCTTGTCTGAATCTTATCAAAGCCATGGTCATGCTGTCAACATAATCATCATGATCCCCATTTGGGAAAGCAGCGCATTCCTCTATCACTTCATCCGCAAAACTCTTTTCTGGCGACCAAACCATGCTTGCTTCAAACAAAGGTGCAACTGTGTGCATTCTTGTTATCTTATCACGTCCTTTGCCCGGTGTATAGTTCATAACTGGAATTCCTGCTCTTCTTAGTTCATCTGTCAATGGCGTACCTGATGCTTTAGCTTCAATAATCACCATATCTGGCTCCCAATACTCATATTCTTCCGCAGCTACAGCTTTTAATTCTGGAAAGTTCCATCGTCCTCTTCGAGCATCCATAAGAATAACATGATCTGGACCACCCTCTTCTGGATTAAACACACCCCACGTTGTAATTGCACTATAGTCAGCTGATTCTTTTTTTGAAAAAGCCGTATCGTAACTCTGCATAATATACTTAACTGGTGGTATTTTTTCCTTTTCCCACCTTTGCCACCATTCTTTCTTAAC